CTGTCCGGCGCACCCAGGCGGTTACTGACAGCCCTTCGGACGCGGCCCGCTGCTTGAGCGTGGCGAAGTTGGCATCGTCCAGCGTGGTCTGGATTATGTTGGGTCTGGTCTTGGATTTAATCACGTTGTCGCCTCCATTTTCGGCATCCTGCTCCTTCGCGGTTCCGTCATCGGCTCCACCAGGACGTAGCGGCACTCATGGCCAGGCCCCTTCCAGGGGAGCGGCTGGTACTTCGCGTGGACGATAAAGCCACAGGTGGGGCATTGATAGGCGAGGATAGGACGGTCTGATTCCTCGTTGAATCCAAATCGGGCGGATCTCATGGGGTGCCTCCCTCGGCCTGTTGCTTTGCCCATTTAATTGCGGATTGCTTGCGCCTGAATTCTTCAAGCATACATTGTTCCCCGTCGGGGACATCGCGGCCAACAACATACCTCGGCAACCGCTCCCGATACGCCCAACGACCGCGCCGGTAAACGATGAGGCTCCCGAATTCCGCAATCCGATAGATAGTGTTCATTTCGTCCCCCTTTCCCTTTCGGCGTAGTATGCAACTTCGCAATCATGGCACAAGCAGTCCGACGCATGATGTGGAGTGCAGGCGAACAGCACGATCACGCAGAACCAGAACGTCACGGCAATGGCGAGCGTACAGAATAGGGGGCGCATTTAGGCCACCTCTTTCCGCTCGTGCGCGAACCCGTGCCAGGATGTGTCGTGGATATATTCGCCCTTGGCGTTGACGGCGATATGGTTTGCGTATCGGTTCACTTCCTGGGATCGGTATCCGTAGTTATTCGGCATAGGTGAATCATTCACGAAATCCCAATACTTCGGATACTCCACAATCTCAAGGCCGCATTCCGGCCAGCCGTCGCCCCGTCCGGTCTTGAAATAATTCAGCGTGTATTCCGCGAGGGCCTTCGAAATGGTGCGGCTGCCGAAAACATACTTTGCGGTCGAATGCTCGCGGTCGTGACGGTAGGTGTACATATCCGTCATTCCGTCGAAATCTCCCGACTGGAAACGGTCGATTGCCCGATTCACCATGTCGGCCGTGGGGCCATCGGTCCAGTATGCCGTTACGCTGTTTCCTCCGCTGTAATTCTTCGAGGTAACGGAGAATTTCACAGTCGGGAATAATTCTTTCAACGCTTCGCGGATCATCTTCGCGGTCTTTGCGGATTCGGTCTTCATCTCCTATTCCTCCCTTTCTCCCTCGCGGGGTTAGGTGGTATTGACGCTGTGGCAGTAGCGGCTGGCCTCTTGCAGCATTCTCCCCCAAGTTGCGCCCATTTGTCCCGCCACGGTCCAGTTGGTGACGGATGGAGGATATACTCCATGAATTGCGATGCGGCGGTCCTTCCAATCAACGATAAGGCCCTCTCCCATACTACAGACAGACGCGAGAGTAGAACCAGACAGCGCGACCTTCCCGCCCCGCAGTATCTTCTGGTATCTCGTTTTCGCCATCTTCTTCCCTCCCCTCGTATTTTACTGCCAGTTTACTTTTCTTGCGCTCCTACCCTATATAAGTGAGAGATTCATGCCAAAAACTATGGATAACTCCCTGTGTATAATTTAATTGAATAAAATCATAGGCTTGAATATGAAAATAAATATTGATCCACAAGTTATACACAATGGTAAATCATGGTAAAATCGTTATATAATGGCATACTGGAATCGTAGGATATAAACAATCATCAATCTATCCACAGGCCCATTATATCAAGTTGATATCAGGATGGTATCAGTAGAGGAATTATCACTATTGAATTATATCAAGGACTTATAAGGTGATACCAATATGATATCAACTTGGACCTCCAGAGACAGAGGATATAAGTCTAGAAGAGACAGAGAATATAAACCAAGGCCACAAAATCAGAGCTTGACGTATATTAAAATCTGTGCCTATAATAAAATCTATCTCAAACGAGGAGGACAACGTGGAGCCGATCACACTCAAGGCAAGGAAGGGATGGGCAAACTGTGGCAAGGTTGGGATACCAGGATATCCACCCGTCAAATGCGGACGGTGCAGCCACCAATGGAACGTCAGGAAAAAGGCGGAGGATCGTAAGGCGCCGCTAAGGTGCCCTGAGTGCCAAGCGTACTTGGAGGAGCCGACAATAGAAAAAACTTGACAAGTGCAACAAAATGTGGTTCGCTTACTAACCATGAACCAAAATGATGCAGTGCAACAAAGCGATGCGGGATGTGTAACTAATCCGGTACATATTCCAGGCAGGCGTAAAAGAAAACCCAACCCAATCCAGGCTGCCGCAGACCTAACCATTAAAACCCTCATAAAATCAGGGGCTACCGTCAGGCAAGCAGCTGAAGCACTCCAAATGAGCCCATCAACGGTTCAACGAGTCCGGAATGAAATGACAGCCGAACAGGGATTAAGTCTAACAAATGGGCTATTGTCTCCTCTCCGGGATGAGAACGCCGGGAAATTGATTGACCATTTCATCGGAGCAGGCTTAAAGATGAAAAAGGTCAAGGGTTCTGACGCTTTAGGAGCCGTGAAGATATACACTGATCGTCGCTGGCCCACCAAGACAGAGCACTCAGGACCCAGCGTCTCATACGTCCAGGTGAACATAGACACGTTCCGAATGGAAGCACCATTTGACCCCTCAAACCCACAATCGCCCGAATTGGACATCACTCCATGCGCCAATGTCCTGCCTAAACCAGTGGGTAACGAGTGACCCGAGCAATAACAGCATATTACGCCCGTTACGATTTGACATATAATGCATTACCGTGCCCTAACCTCAATTACTCAATCATGAAACCCATTCATCGAGAAAACCAGTGACGGCGCGGCCTGGACCATCCTCGCACGATCCCTGCCCAGGAAAAGAAGGAGGGGGTAGGGCCCCGAGTGAATCATCTTCTCTTTTAATTAAACCTCTCTCGACTTCGCCATCATTTTTTGAGATTTTGGACGAGTCACCCTTGCTGATGGGCTACGTCTTATCCAACCTTCGTTTCCAGATTTCCGTCTTCCCCTTCATGGTTTTCGGATCAAGGGAGCACTGATGTTCAACGTGGAACTCGGGGGTTAAGGTGCCGGTTACGTTGAAGAAGTTGCCCGGCGGCAAGGTCCGAGTTAGCACCCCGAACATGGTCCACGCCAAGGCCACCAGTTTTCAGAAGGCGAAGTCTCAGGAGCGGCTGTTGAACGCCGTTGAGCATGGTTGGAAGCCTACAGGCAAGGGATCGAGGCGCGTGATGAAGGGCATGAAATGATCCGCATCAACGGCGTTGATTTTGATCCTGTTCCAGGCGTTGTGTATCGGTATAACTATGTTTCATTGGCTCAGAAGATGGCTTCCGGCGAGTTGGACGCCAAGAGCGTGATCCGTGAGTTGGTGCTGAAGGATTTATTCTTCATTGTTTTTTTCATCATGCGGATTCCGTGCGCCAATCATAAGTTTTGGGTGGAGGCTTGCCACAAAGTTCAGGACGGCCCGCAGGATTATACGCTGGACGTTTGGGCGCGGGAGCATGGCAAGTCTTCGATCATCACAATTGCCGAGACGATCCAGTGGGTGTTGAAGAACCCCAACGACGCCTGCGGGATTTTCTCGTATGTCCGGCCTGTAGCGAAGTTATTTTTGGGATCCATCAAGGACGTGTTCCAGAAGGAAGGTATTTTAGCCGATGCGTTTGCAGACGTTGTGTACAAGGACTGTGAGAAGGAAGCGCAGCAGTGGTCGCTTGACGGTGGATTGATTCTGCGGCGCACCACGTCTCGCAAGGAGGCCAATGTCAGTGCTTGGGGGTTGGTGGAGGGCATGCCTACGGGGTTGCACTTTGAAAGACGTGTTTACGATGATATTTCGACTGAGGATATGGCGGAATCGCCGGACATGATGGAGAAGGTCAAGACCAAATTCGACAGTAGCCAGAACCTTGGAACGACTGAAGGCCATCACCGCGTGATCGGCACCTACTACCATCATTCGGACCCCCTGACTTACATCCGCGGCAAGAGGGACATGGAGGGCGGCGAGAAGTATCACTACCGATTCATGCCAGCCACCGACGATGGGACCGCAAACGGCAACCCCGTGTACCTTTCTCAGAAGCGATTGGACGATTTGAAGGGTACGCGGACGTTTAATTGCCAGCAATTGCTTGACCCGTCTCCCTTGGCCGATATGCGTCTCAATCCTGATATGTTTACGCCCATCGAGCGCCGGATGATACCCAAGAACGTGTACCGGTTCATGCTGGTGGATCAGGCGGGCGACTTGGATTCGGGCAAATCCAAGACCGGCACGGATTCATGGGCGGTCGGCGTGGTGGCGGTCGAGCCTTTTAGCGACGATTTGGGCCAGAGTAGGGTGTTCCTGGAGGATTTATGGATCACACCCGCGGGAGAGTCCGAAGCGATCGACCAGATCGTGAGGATGTACTTGAAAGCCGGCATGATTATGAAACTCGGAGTGGAAAAAGTTGGTATTGCGACTACTCACCTGCACGTTGCCAACGCGCTGAAGGCTTACGGAAGATATGTATCGTTCGATGTAGGCGGAAACGGCGTGCTCTTGCGGCCCGCAGGCAGAAACAAGAAGAAAATGATCGAGTCTGCGTTGGCCTGGCCGATGAACAACGGCAAAATCTTCTATTCCACGTCCGTACCCACGAATTACATCGAGCGGCTGAAGATGGAGATGAGGAATTTCCCCGTTTGGCACGACGACGGGATCAATATGCTCGCGTATTTGTACGACGTGTTGAAGGATTACTGGTTTGGCATGGCGGAAGAGGCGTCTGAGGCCGAGAAGAAGAAGCGGTACGCGCCGAAAGAGGCCGTCCGCGGTTGGATGAGCATTTAATGTGGACCATGCGATGCAATTCATAAACGACAGGGCGCGGTGGTGGGCAGAACTTGGGTTTATATCGTTCATTGTAAAGGCGTCGAGGGGAAGGCTAAGATTGCCTCCGCTTTCGCGGAAACATGGCAGGCAATGCCTCCCGTTGCTTCAGAAACGATTGCGTGAATTATGGCAGGAGGCATGATTTGGCCGATGTGGACACCATAAAGACCGGAGAGCCTTCGGATTCCAGCCTCGCCACGTTCAAGAAGTGGCATCTGGCGGCGACTTCTTCCTCTTCGACGTGGCGTGAAGAGTCCGTTGAGGACTCAAGGTTCTATCACGGCGGCAGAGGCCAGTGGAAGCAGGAGGATATCGATGTACTCACCGCGGAGAAGCGTCCCGTGCTGTCCATCAACCGCATCAAGCCTACCATCGACCTTCAAAAAGGGATTGAGATACGAAGCCGTACCGACATATCCGCTCGTCCTCGTGGCGCACAAGATGGGGGCACCGCAGACGCGATTACTGCCGGGTTCAAGTACATCCAGGACCAGAGCAACGCCGATCACAAGATGTCGGATGTGTTTTTCGACGGATTGAAAGCCGGTATCGGGTGGATTGAGGTGGGATTGAACGACGATCCCTCCGAGGAAGAGATATCCGTTAACTTCTGCGACTGGCGCAAGGTGGGTTGGGATCCGTTCGCAAGGGAAGTGCTCTTAGACGACGCCCGGTACATGTTCAAGGAGCGTTGGGTCGATCTGGACGTTGCGCAAGCCATGTGGCCGGATAAAGCCGATGAATTGCAGGCGTCCGTTGAGGACAAGCACCCCGAATCCGTGCAGCACCAGCGCATTCTACCCGATCAATACACCTCCGGCACCCCGATCTCGTATGTGGACTCCACTCGCAATCGAGTCCTGCTGGTGCAGATGTACTACAAGAAAACCGTCGCCGCGGTGTTCCTGAAACTTAAAAACGGCGATGTACGCGAGATACCTGCGGGCGTGCTGGCGGCGAATCCCGAGATGGTGGGCCATCCCGACATCATCCGCGTCGTTAAAAAGCCCGTACAGAAGATATGGACGTGCATCTTCTCGGGAGATACTACGCTGGAGAGCGCCAAACCCCTACCCTTCAAGCACAACCGCTTCCCCTTGATACCTTTCATCTGCTACATGGACGAGGACGGATATCCCTACGGCATGGTCCGTAACATGAAGGATCCGCAGCGCGAGATCAATAAAAACAGGTCGCAATACTCACATATCATCACTACCCGCCGAGTGTTCTTCGAGACGGGATCGCTCACCAATCCGCAGCAGGCCAAAAAGGAAATCTCAAGGCCGGACGCTTGGATTGAACTCAATCCCGGCGCGTTGAATATGAAGAAGTTCCAGTTTTCTCAGGATGTAGTGGTGGCCCGCGAGCACTTCGAGATCATGCGAGAGGCCAAGCAGGAATTACAAGAGGTGTCCGGCGCGGTTGAGGAACAGATGGGGCAGCAGACCAATGCCCGATCCGGAGTCGCAATAGAGGCGCGTCAGCGGCAGGGGGCGACAGTAAACACCGAGCCATTCGACAACCTCCGCCTCACCAAACGACGCATGGGCGAGTTAATGCTGTCCCTCATGCGGCAGTATTGGACCTACGAGAAGATCATCCGCATAACGGATGAGCAGACCGGCGCGGATAAATTCGTAACCTTCAACCAGGGAGGAACGAACGTCATCTCACAGGGCCGGTACGATATCGTCGTATCCGATCATCCCGAAACGGAAACGACTCGCCAGTGGATGAGTAGGACGCTGATGGACTTCGCATCAAGAATGCCGCCCGATATCGCGTTGCCGGTCATGCAGACGGCGTTTGAGATGACCGACATCCCGAATAAGGAAAAGGTCATGCAGAAGTTCGCCGACGCCGTTGCCAAGCAGGATCAACTGACGCAGCAGCAGATCCTCTCCAAGCAGATCGCCAGCGAGAAGCCGCCGCAAGCCGCCGCCGCCGCGCCCGCCGAAGAACCGAAGGCAATGGGGCCGCCCGAGCCGGGGATCAGCGCCGACGAGGTTCTAAAGAAGATCATGGCTGGAGAGACTTGGGGAGCCATCAACCAAATCAAGGATACAACGGCTGAAAAAGCCGCGGAGTTTATTAAATCGCCAAAACCGCCCGCCGGGGGCGTAAAGAAACCGGCCTCGCCTGCCAAGGCGTAAAAAGGGAGACACATGACTGAGCCAGCGATTGAACAGGAATTTAGCGAAGCGGAACTAACCGGCGAGGACACTCCTGCGTCGGAAACAACGACGACGGAAGCCGCGCCTGTAACAACGACGGAGACGGTTCCTGAGACGAAAGAGGCCGCAGTTGTGCCCACGGAAACGGCCCCCGT